ACAATAGACCATCAATAACAAGGTCTTCAAATCAAAAAGAAGATATTAAAGTCATTTTGCAGTTCTAAAGAATTATGCCACAAGAAACTAATTTAAATGTATCTCCATACTTTGATGATTTTGATGCAAATAATGACTATTATAAAGTACTTTTCAAACCTGGATATCCAGTACAGGCTAGGGAATTAACTACACTTCAATCTATTCTTCAGAATCAGATTGAAAAGTTCGGGCAACATTTTTTTAAAGAGGGTGCAAAGGTAATTCCTGGCAATATTTCATTTAACTCTTTTTTCTACGCTGTTCAACTTGATAATAACTATCAGGGTGTTCCAGTAGATGCATATGTAAGTCAATTGGTCGGTAGAAAAATTACTGGGCAAACATCAGGAGTAACCGCAGTTGTTGAAAAGGTTTTACTTTCCACAGAATCCGAAAGACAAACAACAACATTATACTTAAATTATCTAAGTTCAAACACTCAAAATAATTCAACTCAGCAATTTTCTGATGGAGAACTGTTAGTTGCTGATTTAACCATTACATCCGGTCTGTTAGGAAATACTGCAATAGCAGCAGGATCTCCATTTGCATCTACTATTGCATCGGGAGCAACCTCAATCGGATCCGCGTTTTCTATTTCAGAAGGTGTATATTTTATTAGAGGACAATTTGTAACTGTAAAAACCGAAACATTAATCTTAGATCAGTATAGAAATAATTCTAATTATAGAGTTGGTCTCTTCGTTAATGAAGAGATTGTTAATGCTAATATGGATGAGGATCTTCTTGATAATTCTCAAGGATATAACAATTATGCATCTCCAGGTGCAGATAGATTGAAGATTAGCGTTTCTTTGTTTAAAAAACCACTAGATGATTTCAATGACAAAAATTTTGTCGAATTGGCCAGTATTGTTAATGGTATAATCAAAAGCAATAGGACCACTAAAGAATATAATCTTTTAACTGATGAACTTGCCAGAAGGACATATGCAGAGTCTGGAGATTATTACGTAAGTCCTTTTGATCTTTCCGTAAAGGAATCACTTAATGATAATTTAGGAAATCGTGGAATATTTAATAGGGGTCAGTTTACTTACGGTGGAAGCATTCCCTCAAATAATCTAGCCGTTTATCAAATTTCCCCAGGAAAAGCATTTGTAAGAGGATACGAACTAGAAACGACAAGTTCTACCTTCATAGATGTAGAAAAACCAAGGACAACAAAAAAATTAGAAAATTTTTCAATAAATTATAATACAGGTGCATCACTAACTCTCAATAGAGTTTATGGAGCTCCAGTTATTGGTATAGGAAATACCTATGTTCTAAGTTTAAGAGATGAAAGAGTGGGATCTGCATCAACTATTGCTGCAGGTAAAGAAATTGGCGTAGCTAGAGTTTATGATTTTGCTTTAGAATCTGGGTCTTATAATCTTTCAAACTTATCAATAAATCAATGGGACATTTCTTTATATGATGTACAAACTATCACAGAAATTACTTTAAACGAACCTATTAATTTAGTTGTTCCAACAATTGTAAAAGGTAAGAAAAGTGGAGCATCTGCATTTTTAAAAGACTCTGTTTCAAACTCCACTAGCTTAACAGTTTATCAAAAAAGTGGTGATTTTATACCAAATGAGGCATTTTCTTTTGATGGTATAGATTTTGGTTACATTGGTATTGCTATTACCTCATATGGAATTAACGATATAAAATCAGTATATGGATCAGTTGGCACATCAAAAACCTTCACTGCAGATACTATATTATCTGATTCGTTCTTTGTTGGATTTGCAACTATTACTGGGTATAGCGGCGTCAGTACAGTAACTAGTACAAATCAATCATTCCCAGGAAAGATTGTAAAAGTAGGAAATATTGTCAAATTTAGTGATGGAACCTCATTTGATCCCGTATACGCAAAAGTAACTGGGGTAGGTGCTACAGAGATTACAATTGTCCCAACTACAACAGTGGTTGGTGTAAACGCAGGGTCCTTATCAACTAGTCCAATACAGGTTTCAGATTTTAAAATTTTAACCACAAATCTAACTGCATCTACTGATGATTCTCTATATACAATTTTACCAAGACCAAATATTGCTTCGGTAGATCTAACCAATTCAACACTGGTCATTAGAAAATCATTTGATGTTACAATAACAGGTGGGCAATTATCAACTCCAGTCTCAGCGGGTACTAATGAGACTTTCTTATCTTTTGATGAAGAAAGATATTCATTAATAAGAAATGATGGGACCATTGTACCATTGTCATCTGATAAATTTGATTATATCAGTGGAGGATCTCAGTTACAAATTTATAACTTAGGGTCCAATGGTTCAGCAACACTAATAACAACTCTTAGAAAAATTAATCCAAAATCAAAGATTAAATTAAAAAATAGAGTTAATTCAGTAGTCATTGATAAATCGAAATATCAAGGTTCGGGTATAGGTGGTACTACCTTTAATGATGGACTTTTATATGGAAATTATCCATACGGAACAAGAGTTCAAGATGAAACTATTTCATTAAACACTCCAGACATTATAAATGTCTTTGGCATTTATGAATCAACTGATACTTCCGATCCATCTGCTCCTACAGCGGTTTTAACTTCTATTAGTGGTCCAACTGCAAAAACATCTGACTTAATTATAGGGGAAAGATTTACCGCACAAACAAGTGGAGCGATTGGAATATATGCAGAAAGACTGACCGATTCTCTGATCACATTCATACCATTGAATGAAGTTACTCTGAAAGAAGGTGAAACTATAGTATTTGAAGAATCTAATATACAGGCAGTCATTACATCCCTAAATTCACCAAGTAATAATATTTCACCAAACTTTAAGTTTGATAATGGGCAAAAAGGATCTTTTTATGGTTATGGAACTATTACTAGAAAAGATTCCACATCTGAACCCACTAGAAAAATAAAAGTATATTATTGTTCCGGTTACTATCAGGGATCTGATGATGGAGATATTACTACTATACAATCATATACAAACTTTGATTATAATTTAGATATTCAATCAGTAAATTCTATTAGAAATTCAGATATAATTGATATAAGACCAAGAGTTTCTAACTATTCAGTTTCAGAGAACTCAAGATCTCCTCTAGAATTTTATGGAAGAACATTTGATGCCTCTGGAAATTCTGCTGCTAATATTTTAGCATCAGATGAATCTTTCCTAACAACCTTTTCATTCTATCTTGGAAGAATTGACAGAATTTATCTGACTAAGGAAGGAAAATTCCAAGTAAAATATGGTGTTCCATCAGAAAAACCAGAAAAACCAGTATCAGTAGACGATGCTCTAGAAATTGCAACAGTATCTTTACCTCCATATCTTTTCAACGTCTCTCAAGCATCTATTGAATTTTTAGAGCATAAAAGATATCGCATGGTCGATATTAAACAACTAGAGAATAGAATTAAGAATTTAGAATATTATACTTCATTATCATTACTGGAAACAAATACTGCTAATTTATTTGTTGCGGATTCTGAAGGATTAGATAGATTTAAATCTGGATTCTTTGTTGATAATTTTACATCATTGAAATCACAAGAAAACGGTATTGAATATAAAAACAGTCTTGATTCTAAGAATAAAGAACTGCGTCCACAACATTATACGACTGCTATTGATCTTATTCAAGGACCAGTTGATGGAGTAAGTCCAGATACAGATTTGGCATTTGAACAACCAGAGGGGACTAATATTAGAAAAACTGGAGATATTATCACCCTAGATTATTCTGAAATTGAATGGTTAAAACAGTCTTTTGCAACTAGAACCGAAAGTGTTACTCCATTCGTAATTAGTTTCTGGCAGGGTGTGGTCGAATTAACTCCATCTTCAGATACTTGGGTTGATACAGTTCGTTTGGATGCAAAGATCATTAATGTTGAGGGTAATTATTCAGAAACTCTCGCAACTGCAGTCAGGACACTAAACGTTGACCCTCAGACTGGATTTGCACCTACGGTTTGGAACTCTTGGCAGACTAATTGGACAGGAAAAGAAGTAATTGAAACTGCAAAAGTCAGAACGGACACGAATTATAGTCATAATTACTGGGGACATCCTTATGGATGGTGGGGTGGATATTGGTGGTGGGGTTATTATGGATGGTATGGATATTATGGTTATTATGGAAGACAAGTTACAACTACAGTAACTCAAGATACTTATAGAGAAATTAAAGAAACTGGAGTAAAATCAAGAACTGGAACAACAACTTTTGTCTCAGAACAATTTGATAGACAATCAATCGGGGACAAAGTTGTAAGCAGAGAACTCATTCAATACATGAGATCTAGAAATATTCAATTTGTTGCTAAAAACGTTAAACCATTAACTCAGGTTTACGCATTCTTTGATGGAATTGATGTAACTAAGTATTGCGTTCCAAAACTCTTAGAAATAAGTATGAATTCGGGAGTTTTTAGCGTTGGGGAAACTGTAATTGGTTATTCTAGGGCAACTGGATTGGGTCCGGATTGGCAAAATTCAAAACCAACTATCAAATTCAGAGTAGCACAGTCAAACCATAAAGAGGGAATTTATAATTCTCCATTAAGAACATTCCCACTTAACCCATATACAAGTCAATCCTTACCGGATAATTATTCTTCAACATCTACAATTCTAAACGTTGATATTTTTTCACTGTCAAGTCATACTCAAGGTGAATTTAGTGGATGGGTAGAATCTGATATGATTCTTATTGGACAAACTAGTGGTGCTCAAGCAACAGTAACAAATGTCAGACTAGTTTCTGATGTTTATACCTCTCTCATCGGAAGTTTTTATGTTCCAGATCCCAACATTAATACAAATCCAAGATTTGAAAATGGAAATAAAACTTTCACATTAATCAACAATAATCTCAATCAAAGAGCACTTGCTACTACAGTTTCCGAAGAGAAATTTATTTCTAGCGGAACTATCGAAACCGTACAAGAAAATATTATTTCTACTAGAAATGGTAAGATTGAAACGAAGCAAGAATTAGAAAGTGAGGATGTATTTAAAACAACCGGAAGTCAACTAGTAGGAAGTCAAGTAATCTCCCAAACTTCATCTTTTGGTGGATGTCCTTGGTGGGATCCCCTTGCACAATCTTTCCTGGTAGATGATGAAAGTGGAGTCTTTATAACTAGGTGTGATTTGTTCTTCAAGAACAAAGATGACGCAGATATTCCTATTTTGTTCCAAATCAGAACAATGCAAAATGGATTACCAACGCAAACTGTTGTCCCATTCTCTGAACTCAATTTGGATCCGGATCAGGTAAATGTTTCAGAAGATGGAAGTGTTGCTACAAGTTTTATCTTCAAGTCTCCAGTTTATCTAGAAGGTAAGAAAGAGTATTGCATTACGATTGGATCCAATTCCCCCAAATATACGGCATATATTGCTAGAGTTGGAGAAGTTGATCTTCTTACTCAATCCTATATTTCAAACCAACCATACCTTGGTTCACTATTTAAATCACAAAATGCTTCTACTTGGGAACCAAGTCAATGGGAAGATCTCAAATTTACATTATATAGAGCAGATTTTGTAAGCAACGGTGTTGTTGAATTCTACAATCCAGAATTAAGTCTGGCAAATAAAGAAATTGCAACTCTAATGCCAGATTCACTATTGATCAACTCCAGAAAGATTAGAATAGGATTAACTTCAGCATTATCAGATTCCGGTCTTACAATAGGAAATACTATTCTTCAGGATGGATCAAATGCATCTGGTAATTATATTTCAAATGCAGGAATAGCTACAGGCACACTTAGAGTAATTAATTCTGGTATTGGATATACACCTTCAAGTAGTTCTTATACCTTTACTAATATTCCTTTAAACTCATTGACAGGTAATGGCAGAAATGCCACCGCAAATATAACGATTACAAATGGAGTTGCAGTAGCAGCAACAGTTGTTACTTCTGGAAATGGATATCAAGTGGGAGATGTCCTTGAAATTGACACCATGGGTGTTAATAATCTAGGAAGAAATGCACTATTTTCCTTAGTTTCTATTGCAAGTACAAATGAGCTTATTTTAGATAATGTTCAAGGTGATTTTGGAATTGTGGGAACTGCAGGTACAGTTCAATATGTCAATAATTCTGGAATTACAACTGTATTAAATTTCTCGTCTGGTGGTGGAGTTCAAATTTCAGATATAAATCAAGAAAGTGACGGATTGCATATTTTAGTAAATCATAAAAATCATGGAATGTATTTTGACCAAAATATTGTTACAATCTCCAATGTAGAATCTGATATTAAACCTACCAAATTAACAGCGGCATATGCATTCGACGCTGCTGGCTCAATTTTAGTAGAAAATTCATCTGAGTTTTCTACTTTCGAGAATGTTGGTGTTGGTACGACTAATCTAGGATATGCTTTAATTGGAAGAGAGTTATTCTCATACTCTGCAGTTTCTGCAGGATCTCTTGATGATGTAACTAGACTTGGTGTTATAGATCCTAGAGAATCAAATGACATCTATAATATCTCTCAAAGTCATTTAGTAGGCACACCAGTCTACAAGTATGAGCTTGGTGGAGTCTCCCTAAGGAGAATTAATAAGGATCATGATTTAGACTTAGTAACAGTCTCAAATCCAATATCTTTTGATTCATATAATGTAAAAATTCAAATGAATCAAGATGGTGTTGATAGAAGTGTTGGAACAAGTTTCCCAACATTGTTCTTCAACCAAACAAAATCCACTGGTGGATTTAATGTTACGGCAACACAAAACATCTCTTATGAAATTTTGACCCCGATGATTCAAAATACTACAGTCCAGGGAACTTCTATTAACGCTGAAGTCAGAACTGTAACTGGAGTAAGTATTAGTGGAAATGAAATTGCCTTTGTTGATAAAGGTTATGAACCAGTAACTATTAATGCCTCTAATTATTTTGATAGTCCAAGATTAATTTGTTCTAGAATAAATGAAATTAATTCCCTAGGAACCCTTCCTGGAAATAAATCGTTGAATTTAAGGACCTTCTTGAATACAGTAAATTCAAAAGTAAGTCCTGTAATAGATACTCAACGAATAAATCTAATCTTGACATCAAACAGGGTCAATAGTGTAATTACTAATTATGCTGATGATAATAGAGCTAATTTGATTGAAGGCGACCCAACTGCTTGCCAATATCTTTCTAAAGAAATTTCATTAGAAACTGCAGCAACTTCTATTAAAATCATTTTAGAATCTCATATAAACACATATTGCGATATTAGAGCTTTCTATGCAATTGGCGAGTCTCAGAATTTCCTTCCAATTTTCACTCCATTCCCAGGATACAATAATTTAGATTCTAAAAAACAAATAATCAATTTTGAAGATAGTAATGGTTTACCCGATGCATTTATTGCACAAACCCCATCACTTGGATTTGAATCGTCTAATATTGAATTTAGAGAATATACATTCACCGCAGATCAACTACCATCATTCAAAAACTATAGAATTAAATTGGTATTAACATCTACTAATCAAGCTTATCCACCAAGGATAAGAAATATGAGAGTTTTGGCTCTGGCGTAAGAATTAATTATTATGGAATATCTGAAGGTAAACGGATACGACGGTCTTTTTAAGGACCCAAACACAAACAACATTATTAATACTAATATGTCAGAGTATGAAAACTACATCTCAAGAAGAGATACTAAAAATAAAGAGACTCAAAAGATACAGGGGATTGAGGAAGATGTTGCTAATATGAAGGATGATTTGAATGAAATAAAATCTTTACTTAGGAGTTTGATTGATGGATCCAAATGAAATAGAATTAGAAAACTTAAGCAAAAGTTTTGAGTATTTTAAAGTTGCTTCTGAAATAGATTCTTTAGAGAATATTGAAGATGCAAAAAAAATTGCAAAATGCTATTATAAACTATATTTGAAGCAGCAAGAGGTAGTTTCTCAGTTACTTCTACCCAAAACATAAATATTCTTAATGGAGAAACAATAAATGGCGCAACCATCTACCAGACAAGAATTAATAAATTACTGCAAAAGGAAGCTGGGAGCGCCAGTTTTAGAGATTAACGTTGCTGATGAGCAGATTGATGATCTTGTAGACGATGCCGTTCAATTTTTCCAAGAGAGGCATTTTGATGGAGTTTATGCAGCTCTTTACAAATACAAAATAACCCAAAATGATATTGACAGGGGAAGAGCTGGATACAATAATAGCACCGTAGGTCTTGCCTCCACAACAGCTACTGCTAATATTGCAGGTACACCCACAACCTTTACTTATACAGAAAATAGCAACTATTTGCAAGTTCCGCCGAATGTAATTGGTGTTAATAAAATCTTTGCGTTTGATAGTTCAAATACTATCACGCATAATATGTTTAGTGTCAAGTATCAGCTATTCTTGAATGACATTTATTATTGGGGGGCAACTGAACTTTTAAGTTATGCAATGGTAAAGACATACTTAGAAGACTTAAATTTCTTATTAAATACTCAAAAGCAAATTCGTTTTAATAAGAGGCAAGATAGATTATATTTGGATATAGATTGGTCCTCAGTAACTGTTGGTCAGTATATTGTTATTGATTGTTATACTACCTTAGATCCAAATGATTATGCTAGGGTTTGGAACGACTCATTTTTAAAACCATACTTAACTGCATTAATCAAAAGGCAGTGGGGTCAAAATATGATGAAATTTACTGGAGTAAAACTTCCAGGCGGAGTTGAACTCAATGGGAGACAAATGTTTGACGATGCCCAAAGAGAAATTGATTTACTTATGGAAAGAATGTCAAGTACTTATGAACTTCCACCTTTAGATATGATAGGTTAAACCCATGCTCAATCCATTTTTTCTGCAGGGTTCTAAAGGAGAACAGGGTTTAATCCAAGATTTAATCAATGAACAACTCAAAATGTATGGAGTTGAGATTTATTATCTTCCAAGAAAATATATTACAGAAAAAACAGTAATAAAAGAAGTAATAGAATCTCTTTTTAATGTAGCATATCCGATTGAAGCATACGTTAATACTTATGATGGATATGGAGATAATCCAACAATATTATCAAAGTTTGGAATACAAGCTTTGAATGAAATAACTTTAACTATTTCCAGAGAAAGATTTAAGACATACATAAGTCCTCTTATTGCCAATCAGTCAAACATTAAATTATCATCAAGACCAAAAGAAGGTGATTTACTTTATTTTCCTCTGGGCGATCGTTTATTTGAAATAAAATATGTTGAGCACGAAAAACCATTTTACCAACTTCAAGGACTCTATACATATGAGTTGAGATGTGAGCTCTTTAGATATGAGGATGAAGTCATTGATACTGGTGTTGATGAAATAGATGACAATATTTCTGGAGATGAAATAGTAGGTGAGGATCAAAAACCAGTTGGAGTTGTACAAAAACTCACAATGGTCGGTGTAGGAGTAACTGCTACAGCAACGGCGTCAATTCTTAATGGTGTTGTTAGATTTATTGCTGTCACTAATAGGGGTGGGGGATACACATCCACGCCAAAGGTAGGAATTTCTTCAGCTCCTGTTGGCGGAAAGACTGCAACTGCGGTTGCAAAAATGATCGGTGGAATTGTTGTATGTAATGATAATACAAACCCATCCGCAGAATCTGTTCAAAGCGTAGAAATTATAAGTCCAGGATATGGATATACTACAAATCCTGGAGTAAGATTTATTGGTGGTGGTGGCAGTGGAGCGCAGGCAATAGTTGGAATTTCTACAACAGGTGGTGTTGGTATAGTTACGGTTACTTTAGGTGGTTCTGGATATTCAACTGCACCTACAGTAACATTCTCAAGACCAAAACATGTTGGGGCTGCTGCGACTGCAGTTATTGATTCTCCAGTAGTTGGGACTGGAGTGAGTGTCTTAAGAGCAGTTATTAGTATTGGAGCATCTTCATTCTTATTCCCAGGTGGAACTACTGGAGGAGTTTTCTACAAAACAGCGCCTACAGTAACTTTCAGTCTACCTGCTGGGGTTGGTAATGTTGCTTTAGCAACTGCAGTTATGAGTAACTATGCTACAACTGGTGGTAGAGTTTCAAGCATTGCAATTACATCTGAAGGAAAGTTCTATGATCCATCTTCACCACCTTTAGTGACTATATCTCATCCAGGATTTAGTTATGCAAGCGCAACTATTGACATTGGTGGAGGTGTTGTTGGTTCTAGCATCGAACCAACATCATTAGCTTTTAGTACCACCGGTAGAGCATATACAACAGCGCCAACTGTTGCTATTAGCACTGGTGGTGTATATGGAACTATTCCACCCACTATTACCGCAGTTGGAATTGCAACTATTCATCCAATTACTGGAATTGTTACGGCAGTTTCTTTCAATCCCTCAGATCCTTGGGCAGTAGGCACTGGTGCAACAATTGGACTTGGATATACCGTTCCACCAAATATTACTTTTTCTGGAACTCCTTCTCCAATACAAGCAACAGCAACTGCAAGTGTTTCTGTTGCAGGAACAATAACCTCCATTTCTATTGGAAATAGTGGATTTGGTTATGCATCTACACCATCAGTAACAATAGCCCCACCACAAGGAGTAAATGAGGCATTTAGAGCACTTGGGATTGCAACTATTCGTTATAATTCAATTGTTAGACAAGGCACTGTTGGTATTGGATCCACCACCATAGTTGGCGTTAATACGACAAATATTATTGTTGGAGATAGGGTAAGATTGGCGATTGGTCATAGTGATACTTACAATTTTATTCCAAATAACACCTTTGTTTCTGGAATTGGATCAAATATAATATACATGTCCGCATCTTCCACAAATGTTGGAATTGCAACATCTTCCTTTGAATTTGGCGTCGATCAGTGTGGAATCGTTACTGGAATTGCTGTTACTTATGGCGGGGGCGGATATTTAACACCACCAACAGTGACAATATCAAATAATGTTTCTGAAAAAAATTATGCAGATATTGTTCCAGGAATAGCAACTGCTACTGGAATATCAACATTAAATTCTGCTGGCGTAGTAACAGCAATTTATATGACAAATGCTGGATTTGGTTATGTACTGCCTCCCACAGTAACTATTCAAAATCCTTCATTAAACTCCTACGGAAGTTTTACATTTAATGAAGTAGTCACAGGATCTGAAAGTGGAGTAACTGGTAGGGTAAGGTCTTGGAATGCCACTACAAACATTTTAGAAGTCTCTAATGTGACTGGAGAATTTAAGTTGGGTGAGAATATTGTTGGATCTTCCTCCAGTGCATCACACTACTTAAGAATCATCGATGAATTCCCAGCTGAGGATGGATTTGCAAGTAATAAGTCTATTGAAGAGGAAGCCAGTGACATTGTTGATTTTAGCGAAAGGAATCCATTTGGTATGCCATAAATAAAAGTTATTATGTGCAATAATTTAATAAGGACAATATAAGTATGTTTGACTATTTTTATCACCAAATTTTAAGAAGAACCGTGATTGCATTTGGTTCTCTATTCAATGAAATTAGTATCAAGCATACTAATAATAATGGAGCGACTATTGATGTAATCAAAGTTCCTCTTGCTTATGGTCCTACTCAAAAATTTCTTGCCAGATTAGAACAGTCTCCAGATTTAAATAAACCAGTTCAAATTACATTACCCAGAATGTCATTTGAATTTACAGGTTTAACTTATGATCCAGCAAGAAAATCAACTACAACTCAAACATTTACAACAGGTCTTGCATCTGGCGGAACAGAAGTTAAAAAAGTATATTTACCAGTTCCGTATAATATGCAGTTTGAATTGAGCATCATGTCAAAATTAAATGATGATGCTTTACAGATAATTGAACAAATTCTTCCATATTTTCAACCTGCATATACCTTGACAGTTGAACTAGTGGATGATATTAACGAAAAAAGAGATGTCCCGGTCATCCTAGAAAATATTACAATGCAGGATGACTATGAGGGCAATTTTTCCACCAGAAGAGTATTAATTTATACTTTAAGATTTACAGTAAAAACCTATCTATTTGGTCCGATTTCTTCTGCAACAAAAGATATTATCAAAAAGACTACAATCAGTTATATTTCTGGAGATCAAACTTCATCTCCAAAGAGAGAAGTTGTTTATGCATCAGAACCAAGAGCAATCAAAAATTATACTGGAATTGTTCTTACCAATCTCTCAAAAGATGTTGGAATAGAGGATACTTTAATAACAGTAAATGATGCTTCATCAATTTCAACAAATACTTATTTGGATTTGGAAGGAGAAGAAGTATATGTTAAATTAAAATCTGGAAATGTTCTCACTGTAGACAGAGGTAGGGATAATACCACAGTAACTTCTCACTTAGCAGGTTCTCCTATTAAATCAATAACAACTTCTGATAATCTCTTAATTGAAGAGGGTGATGATTTTGGTTTTAGTGGATCTACCTTTTAATTAAAATGAAAATGACAAAAAAATTTGATGGTCTAAATGATGCCTTTAATATTGAAGAGGAAATTATTTCTTCGGAAATATCTATTTCTCCAGAAATAGAAACCTCACTAGAAAAAGTAAAATCTTTATCAAATTCTAATGAAGATATAAAAAAAGATTATGATTATACTAGAGGAAATTTATATTCCTTAATTGAAAAGGGGCAAGAAGCAATTAATGGAATATTGGAATTAGCTCAAGAGAGTGAAATGCCTAGAGCGTATGAAGTAGCGGGGCAATTAATAAAAAATGTGGCTGATGCTACAGATAAATTAATTGATCTTCAGAAAAAAATGAAAGATATTGAGGAAGAAAGGGGTGTAAAGGGACCAACAACGGTAAACAATGCGCTTTTTGTTGGGTCAACAGCAGAATTAGCAAAATTACTAAAACAACAATCTCAAACAAACGATGAAAACGTTTAGACAGTTTCAAGAAGAGTGGACTAATAAATATAAAAAGAGTATTGATTGCTCCAATCCAAAAGGATTTTCTCAACGTGCTCATTGTGCTGCGAGAAGAAAAAGAGCAAAAGGCGAGCAGACTAAATCAAACCCAGTTGAATAATGCCCAAAATCAAGTCGCACAAAACAGTTGAGCAAATTGCAAAGAAGCATCGTCTTGATGTTTCTTTCATACAAAAGCAACTTGATATGGGAGAACCTATTGAGCATGAGCACACCAAAGATCATGATCTAGCAAAAGATATTGCTCTCCAACATCTTGATGAAATTCCAGATTATTATACACGTCTGAAAAGAATGGAAGCAGATGCTAAAAAGCATCATAAAAAATTTAAAGATGTAAAAGAAGAAACCAAATCTGGAGATGAAGGTCTTCACGATTGGTTTAATAAATCAAAGTCATCTGATGGTAAAAAGGGATGGGTTCAATTGGGTGGAAAGTGGGCAGGTAAACCTTGTGCCCGTCAGCCAGGTCAAACTTCTACACCAAAATGCGGAAGTTCAAAAATGAAACGTAATCTTAGTGCAGACGAAGAAGAAGCAGCAAAAAGAAGAAAAAATATTCAAGACCCAAATCAACCACAAAAAACTGGTGGTGCAAAACCAACTAACGTAAGAACTGAAGAGATGGATTTACAAGAAGTAAAGGACAAACCAAGCAAAGGTAGTGGAAAGAAAGATGCTTGCTATAACAAAGTAAAGTCTCGTTATAGTGTTTGGCCAAGCGCATATGCATCCGGAGCACTAGTTAAATGCCGTAAAGTTGGTGCATCAAACTGGGGAACTAAATCAGAAGAAACCATGCAAGAAGAAGAAAGATATTGCCCACTATGTGCTAAGAGAGAAACAAGATCCGAATGTTCTTATGGCGAAAAAGCATGGGATAAAGTATCAGTAAAAGATCATGAATACTCAATGGTTCGTTCTGAAATTGATACACTAATGAAGGCAGCGCAAAGAATTAAATCTAAAGTTTCCAATGGTGAAGGTAGTCTTGAAGCTTGGGTGCAATCTAAAATTACTAAAGCAGCAGATTATATTGATACGGCAGCTGATTATATTGAGAGTGGTGAGATGGAGGAATCTTGTTGGTCTGGATATAAACAAGTAGGAATGAAGAAGAAAGGCAAAAAAGTAGTTCCAAATTGTGTTCCAACTTCAGAAGAAACAATTGAAGATTTAAATGGAAATACCTTTGCTGAGGTTATTGATCTTATCAAACCAGATCCAATTAGCGGATTTAAATCTCAAGTAGAGGAATCTGCAAAACTAAAAACACAAAAAGGAAATGTAATTGCAGTTACTTTATCGTGGCGGGGTAAATATTATTCATTAAAAATGTTTTTCCCATCAACAAAATTACCAACTCGCAAAGACTTGAATGATGAACTTCAAAAAGTATATCCTGGGTCTAATGTAGTTTATCACTCTATATCAGAAATTGAACCAGGGCAACCATTAATACAAGCATTTGGACCTCAAGGAGGAAGTTTTGCGAAACCAGGTCCAAATAAAAATTATGTAAAAACTATGGGAGAAGAGATTGAGATTGAAGAAGACTGGCAAAAAGTAAATCGTCAAGATAAAACTGACGGATTAAGTCAGGCAGCAGTTAATGCTTATCGTCGTGAGAATCCGGGTTCCAAACTTCAGACTGCAGTAACAGAAAAGAAACCATCGGGAAAAAGAGCAAAACGTCGCGCTTCATTCTGTAGAAGAATGAAAGGTATGAAGTCTAAGTTGACTTCAGCAAAAACTGCAAGAGACCCGGACAGCAATATCAATAAAGCTTTACGCCGTTGGAACTGTAATTAATAAGTAGGATTTATTATGAGTGATGTATATCTTGGTAATCCGCTTCTAAAAAAAGCTAATACCCCAATCGAATTTAGTCAAGATCAGATTCTTGAATTTTTAAAATGCAAGGATGATCCCGTTTATTTTGCAAATAACTATGTAAAAATTGTAACTTTGGATCACGGTCTACAGACATTTAAACCATATCATTTCCAAGAAAAGTTAATTAATAATTTCCATAAGAATAGATTTAACATTTGTAAAATGCCACGTCAGACTGGCAAATCTACTACTGTAGTATCTTTTCTTTTACACTATGCGGTATTCAATGACAATGTAAACATAGGTATACTTGCAAACAAGGCGGCAACTGCAAGGGAACTCCTGGATCGCCTTCAAACCGCATATGAGAATTTACCAAAGTGGATGCAACAAGGTATTATCTCATGGAATAAAGGATCGTTGGAACTGGAGAACGGAAGTAAGATCTTGGCTGCTTCTACTTCTGCTTCTGCGGTTCGTGGCATGTCTTTCAATATTCTCTTTTTGGACGAATTTGCATTCGTTCCAAATCACATCGCAGATTCATTTTTTGCGTCGGTTTATCCAACTATTACTTCCGGTAAACAAACAAAAGTAATTATAGTTTCAACCCCACACGGCATGAATCACTTCTACCGAATGTGGCATGATGCGGAAAAGGGTAAAAACGAATATGTGTTTACTGACGTTCATTGGAGTGAAGTTCCTGGACGTGATGAAGAGTGGAAAAAACAAACAATCGCAAACACTTCAGAGCAACAGTTCAAAGTTGAGTTTGAGTGTGAATTTTTAGGGTCTGTTGATACTCTTATTGCACCATCTAAACTTAGAAATCTAGTATATGACCATCCACAAACTAGAAACGCTGGATTAGACGTTCATGAAGACTGCATAGATGATCATGACTATTTGATCACTGTAGACGTTGCTAGAGGTGTTGGAAATGACTATTCTGCTTTTGTAGTTGTAGATATAACGCAGTTTCCTCATAGATTAGTTGCAAAATACAGAAACAATGAAATCAAACCGATGCTTTTCCCAAATATAATATATGAAGTTGCGAAGAATTATAATAATGCTTACATTTTGTGCGAAGTAAATGATATTGGCGATCAAGTTGCGTCTCTACTTCATTATGATCTAGAGTATCAAAATGTACTCATGTGTTCTATGCGTGGCCGAGCAGGTCAAATTGTCGGACAGGGGTTTTCGGGAAAAAAGACTCAACTTGGCGTTAAAATGTCAAAGACAGTAAAAAAAGTTGGATCTTTAAATTTAAAAACTATGATTGAGGAAGATAAACTTTTCCTCAAAGATTATGAAATAATTTCTGAACTTACAACCTTTGTACAAAAGCATAATTCATTTGAAGCAGAAGAAGGTTGTAATGATGACCTTGCAATGTGTCTAGTAATATATGCTTGGTTAGTGGCGCAAGATTATTTTAAAGAACTAACAGATCAAGATGTAAGAAAACGTTTATATGAAGAACAGAAGAATCAGATAGAACAAGATATGGCTCCATTTGGATTTATAACTGACGGTATAGATTCTGGAGAAAGTTTTGTTGATCCCGATGGGGATAGATGGTTTTTAGATGAATATGGCGATAGAGCTTATATGTGGGAATACATGTAATATGGATCTAGATAAGCAGATACGTTTAGGACATTTATTACTTACCGATCGCAAATGTAGAACTTGCGGAGAAATGAAAAATTTGATCGATGGATTCTATAGAACAAGAAAAGATAGAGGACCAGTCGCTTCTTCTTATTCTTATGAATGTAAAGACTGCACGATAAAACGTGTAGTTGTAGATAGGATAAAAAGTGCTGTTTTTGATAAATGGGAATATCCTGACTGGTAAATTGTTCACGTCCAATTTCCCCTCCGTAAAGTGAATTTTTAATAAATAATTTCTAGATAAACTGAGACTTTACGGAGAAAAACATGGCGACTCCTCAATTATCTCCAGGCGTACTCGTCAGAGAGGTTGACTTAACTGTAGGAAGAGCTGATAATGTTTTAGATAATATTGGAGTAATTGCTGGACCTTTCCCAATTGGACCAGTTGATTATCCTATTGATATTGCAACTGAACAGGATTTAATCAATACTTTCGGAAAACCACTCTCAACAGATTCCCAATACGAATATTGGATGAGTGCTTCTTCATATCTTTCATATGGCGGAGTTCTAAAAGTTGCGAGAACTAGCGGTTCACTACTCAATAATGCAAATGCTGGAGTAGGTGCTGCTTCTACAACTTCTCTGAAGATTGACAATTACGATGATTATACAAATAATCATTCTGATGGTAATAATTTTACATTTGCAGCAAAGAATCCAGGTTCTTGGGCAAATGGATTAAAGGTCTGCTTTATTGACGATTTAGCGGATCAAATTATTGGAATTACTACAACCAATCTCGGAGCACTTGGAGCTTCTGTTGGACTTGGAGTTACTTCTGCACTTACAACTACAATTGCTGGTTCTGGATCAACTTCAGTATTCACTGGATACTTAAAGGGGATCATCACTGGCATCAATACCGATGCAACAAACGGAAACAGTACCATTACCGTTAAGGTTACATCGAGAGTTTCTTCTGCTGGAACAGAAACTAAAATTAATTACGCAGAAGGTTCAACTACATCAGCATTTGTTGCTGGGACAACAATCAACTTTGTAAATTCTTCTGGAATTTCAACACAAAGTACTTCTGCTGTTACAGTATCTGACTGGTATGATGACCAAACTCTGAATCTCACAAATACCACAATTTACTGGAAGTCTATTGCACCAAAACCAGTTACTAATAGGCATTCATTAGAAAGAAATGGTAAGAATGATGCATTACACGTTGCTGTAGTTGATGACCTAGGATCAATCACAGGAAATCAAGGAACAATTCTTGAGAAGCACTTATTCTTATCAAAAGCACTAGATGCTATTTCTGCGGTTAATTCTCCTCAGAAAATCTGGTATGAGCAATATATTGCAGATTTCTCATCTCAAATTTATGCTGGAGGTAATCCATCATCCGCAACTGATGCATATTGGGGAACTACTCCTAGAGCAACCGGTTTCTCATCTGGATTCACTCCAATCACAACTGCAGATGGTTTGTGGGGTCTAGAGGCACAAGATGTAACCTTCAGTGCTATTGGTAACAAGACTTATACTCTAGGTGGTGGTGTTGATTATTCTGCTGCTGGTGGAATGAAGCCAGCCTTAGGTGATCTAATTAATTCATATAATCTCTTCTCAAATAAAGATGAGATCCAAGCAGATTATATTATCATGGGACCTGGATTTGATTCTGAGTCTGATACTCAAGCAAAAGCACAATATCTAATCTCACTTGCAGAGAATAGAAAGGATTGTGTTGCCGTTATTGGTCCACATAGATCAAATCTAATTGGAGTGACAAATACAACTACTCAGACTACAAACTTAATTAAGTATTTCAGTTCACTAACTTCATCATCATATGCAGTATTTGATAGTGGATACAAGTACACCTATGATAGATTCAATAATAAGTTTGTATATATCCCATGTAATGCGGATATTGCTGGTCTCATGTGCCGCACTAACATTATTTCTTATCCTTGGTTCTCTCCTGCTGGACAACAAAGAGGCATTATCAATAATGCAATTAAACTTGCATACAATCCAAACAAAGCACAAAGAGATCAACTTTATCCATTGAGAATTAATTCTGTTATAACTCAACCTGGAATTGGAACTCTATTGTTTGGGGATAAAACTGCACTGGGATATGCGTCAGCATTTGATAGAATTAACGTTCGCCGCTTATTCCTCACAATTGAGCAAGCTTTACAAAAAGCAGCACAAGCTCAACTGTTTGAACTGAATGATGAACTCACTAGAGCAAACTTTAAGAATATCGTAGAACCATACCTCAGAGATATTCAAGCAAAGAGAGGTCTTTATGGATTCTTAGTTGTTTGTGATACGACAAATAACACTCCAGATGTTATTGATAATAATGAATTTAGAGCTGATATTTACCTGAAACCAGCTAAGTCTATCAACTACGTAACTCTTACTTTTGTTGCTACTCGAACTGGAGTAAGTTTTGAAGAAGTTGCAGGTACTGTTTGATCATTATTCACTAAATAGACCCTAGGAGGTAAAGAACCGTGGCAAGACTCAAAACAATCTCACAATTCAAGAGTGCTCTAAGTGGTGGTGGTGCTCGTCCCAATCTATTTGAAGTTGAATTAACAACTTTACCAACAGGTATTGCTTGGGATGCAGACAAATTCAAATATCTATGCAAAGCAGCTGCTCTACCAGCATCAAATATTGTAGCGATTGATGTTCCTTTCAGAGGAAGAATCTTCAAGGTTGCTGGAGACAGAACTATTGATACTTGGACTGTAACCATTATTAACGATGAAGACTTTAAACTTAGAAGAGCATTTGAAGCCTGGACTGAACTGATCGCTAAACTTGACAATAACCTTGGCGCTACAAATCCAAATGCATACATGAGCAACGCAACAGTTTATCAATTGGGAAGAAGTTCCCAGTTAAATGGAACAACAAATGCTGGTTCAGAAAGTTCTATTTTAGCTGCTTATAAGTTTGTTGATATTTTCCCAACAAGTGTCTCAAACATTGATCTATCATATGATAGTGGCGATACTATTGAAGAATTTACTGTAGAATTCCAAGTTCAATCCTACGAAATTATTTCTTCATCTACCGCCGCTAAAGTCTGATAAATATTAGAAAGGCACAAGTCAAATAAATTATGGCAAAATTATTTGGATTCTCTATAGAGGATAATAAACCACTATCTCAGACAGCGGTTTCCCCCGTTCCTCCCAATAATGAGGACGGGGTTGACCACTACATGAGTAGTGGTTTTTTTGGTTCCTATGTTGACATTGAAGGAATCTATAGAACCGAATTTGAGTTAATTAAAAGATACAGAGAAATGGCACTTCACCCAGAAGTCGATAGTGCCATTGAAGATATTGTAAATGAGGCGATTGTTTCTGACACCAATGATAGTCCTGTAGAAATTGAACTGTCTAATTTGAATGCAAGTGATGGTATAAAAAAGAAAATAAGACAAGAATTCAAGCACATTTTAGATCTTTTAGATTTTGATAAAAAGTCTCATGAGATTTATAGAAATTGGTATATTGATGGCAGAATCTACTATCACAAAGTAATTGACTTAAAAAATCCACATCTTGGAATTCAAGAATTGCGTTATATTGACGCAATGAAGATGAGATATATTAGACAAAATAAAAAGAAATCCGACGACAAGTATAATTTATCAAAAATTCAAAGTGATAATCCTATGGATTATGACTTTCCAGAAATTGAAGAATACTTCATTTATGATCCTAAATCAGGATATCCAACGGGAAATGTAAATGCAACTGGTGCAAGTCAAGGAATAAAAATTGCAAGAGATGCAATTGCATACTGCACTTCTGGATTGGTAGATAGAAATAAGGGATCAACCCTGTCATACTTACATAAAGCAATTAAATCTCTCAATCAACTTAGAATGATTGAAGATTCCTTGGTAATTTACCGTTTATCGAGAGCACCTGAAAGAAGAATTTTTTACATTGATGTAGGCAATCTTCCTAAAGTAAAGGCAGAGCAATACCTCCGCGACGTGATGATGAGATATCGCAATAAGTTGGTATATGATGCAAATACTGGAGAAATTCGTGATGATAAAAAATACATGGCGATGCTTGAAGATTTCTGGCTCCCACGTCGTGAAGGTGGCAGAGGCACAGAGATTACTACACTTCCTGGTGGACAAAACCTTGGAGAAATTACCGATATTGAATATTTTAAGAAGAAACTATATCGTTCTCTAAATGTTCCACCATCAAGAATGGATGGTGAAGGTGGATTTAATCTTGGTAGATCTTCAGAGATTCTAAGAGATGAACTTAAATTTACTAAGTTTGTTGGTAGATTGAGAAAGAGATTCTCAAACATGTTTAATGACATGCTGAAAACCCAACTTATATTGAAAAATATAATCACCCCAGAAGATTGGGAAATGATGAGTGAGCATATTCAATATGATTTCCTATATGATAATCATTTCTCAGAACTCAAGGAAACAGAACTTCTTGGGGAAAGATTAAATATGGTTCAAGTTGCAGAACCTTATATTGGAAAATATTTCTCCCAAGATTATGTTAGAAGAAAAATTTTAAGACAGACTGATGTTGAAATCTTAGAGCAAGATAAATTGATTCAAAAAGAAATAAAGAATGGAATTATTCCAGATCCCAATGCCCCAGTTGATCCAATGACAGGTATGCCATTAGACCAAACTGCTCAGATGGATTTGGGACAACCAGTTATGGAACCAAATTTAGACGGGCAGGGTAAAGCAACAGAAGCTGACGGAAAAGTTATGGAAATGCCCAAGGGTGGGGAGATATAAATACAAACAGTTACTTTTGATTGATTAAAAATGGATGATCTTATGGATATGATTGTTTCTGATGAGTCACCTTCAAATATCAGCGACAAAATTAAAGAATTGCTATTTACAAAATCTGCTGAAAAAATTGATGCTTTGCGTCCAACAGTAGCAGTATCAATGTTCGGCACCCATGAGGAAGGTGCAAAAGAATAAGGCATTTTGTAAGAAAATAAATATTATTATATGTGAGTAAGTTTATAAGTGGCACTCAAAAAACCATCAGACTTTTTTGATAAAAAATCGGAGGAAAGCAACATTCCAGTTGTTGAGTCTGATGATGTTTTGCGCGACGAATTAAACAAAGTAGAAAGTCTTTCAGAACAAGTAATCCAACTTCAACAAGAACTTTCTCAAAAAGTTGTTAAAAATGATTTAGAAAGTCTGGTGCTTTCTCAAATCAATACTATGCAGGAAAACTTTAAATACCTGCAAAATGATTTTAAGCAGTCAAATAAGAAAGATATTCGTGAGTTTAAAGATAGAGTATCAGAACTCACAGAAATTGTTGGCAATCTTGTAGAAAAAGAACTTCCAAAATATAAAAAACAAATCACTAATAATGAAGTTCGTATTGGTGAAAAATTTGACAATCTCAGAGAAGTTGTAGAAGAAAATATTGCCGATATTCGTCAAGAAATTGATGACAGGGTAGAAAATATTGCTTTTGCAATTGATTCAAATTTAGAAAACTTTAACAGTCAACTACAAGAAACTTCTTCTGAAGTTAAAAAAACTACAGACACTTATAATAAACTTTCTAAGATTGTAGAAAGTAAAGTTTCTAAAGAGAATGAGAAACTAGAAGAATATTCTCAAGCCATTCAAGGTTTATATGAAGCATTTGTAGAACTCGAAGCATCACTGGAAGAGGAAGCATCATCGCATCTTCAATCAATTAAGAAAGAGTTTGAAACTATTTCTTTAGGTGTAAAAAATAGAATTGATAATATTGACGAAGAAGTAGAAAGTTTTAAAGGTAAAGTTTCTTCAGAAATTTCAAATATCAAAGCAGATGTTGTAATTAATGAACAACATCTGAAAATTTTTGGTAGGAATATTGAGGAATATAATACTCGTTTAGAAGGTGTTGATAATTATCTAAAAGAAAATCATCAAGAACTCATAGAACTCAAAAAAGAAGTATTAGAAGAAATTGAAAAACTTCCTCTTGGCGATGTTCAAGAGAACGTAAGAAAACTTGAAAGAAAACTTGAGTATATTGAGGAAGTATATAAGAGTATTGAACCAGAAGTTATTGTAAGAGAAGTTATTCAAGAAGGACTTCTAAATGAACCACCAGAAACAAAGAATTCGGATCCACTCACACCACTCAACCAAAACTTCGTAACTCTAACTCAACTCCAAGAACACTATCGTTTATTCATCAATCGTATTCAACAACAACTTGCCACTTTTGGTGGTGGTGGTGAAACTCGTTTAAGATATTTGGATGATGTTGTGGGTGTTGCAACAAATTCAAGTGCTTATGATGGTAAGTTTTTGCAGTGGAATTCATCAACTAATACTGCAGAGTTTGTAACTGCTGGTACAGGTTTTGCACAAATCAATAGTGACTGGAATGCTACAAGTGGTATT